GCCGCCGTCGCCGCACGGGCACTTATGGTGCCGGCCGCCACCGCAGAATTGAGCGACAGCCACCCGACCGTGCTGGCTGCAACCGCCGGCACCAGGGCGTTCAGCGATCCGAGGATTCCGGCGATCGCCGGCTGCAGCCGAAGAAACACGCCGACCGCGCCGGCGCCCGCCAGCAGATCCAGGTTGCGGGTCAGCAGGCCAACCGCGCCGGCGACGGCTTCGAACGCCGCCTGGGCGTCACCGGAGTCGACGGCCTCCTGCACGAAGGCCCGCAACTGCGTCGTGGCGTCCACGATCACCGGCGCCAAGGCGGAACCCAGGGCCGCGGCGATCTCGTCGATCGCGTTGCCGGTCAGCGACAACTGCGCCGACAACGTCTTCGCCGAGCGTAGGTACTCCTCGTTGAGGGCCGTGGCGTTGCCCGCTTCCTTGGCGATGATCGCCAGGGAGTCGCCCAGCTTCTCGCTGTTTAGCGCCAGGGTCGGCAGAACCTTCAGGATCTCCTCGCCCTCGAGGCCGAACTTCTCCAGCACACCCGCGACGCTGGCGCCCGAGGCCGCGGCCTGGCCGACGCCGTCGACGAACGCCTTGAACACGGCGACCGCGTCGTCCTTGAACGTCTTCTTCAGCTGCGCGCCCGTCAGCCCGGTGATCTTCTCCAACTCGCGCAGCCGCTCGCCGCCGCCGTCGACCGCCGCTTCGATCGCGCGGAACGCCTTGCCAACCGAAGAGCCGCCCAGCTCGGCCTGCACGCCCAGCGATCGCAACGCGGCCGCCATGGCAGCGGCCTCGGCCGCCGACACACCGAAGATGGCGGTCGCTTGGGCCACCTGCGTCGCGACCTTGGCGATCTCAGACTCGCTGGCGGCCGACGCATTGCCCAGCGCCACGATCACCGACGCGAACTTGTCGATCGAGCCGATGCTCTCATTGGTGACGTTGAGGATCCGGGTCAGCGCGGTCGCGGCTTCATCGCCGGCCAGGTCGGATGCGCTCCCCAGCTTCGCAATCGTCTCGGTGAACAGGGTGAGATCCTTCACCCCTTTCACGCCGAGCTGGCCGCCGGCTTGGGCGATGCCCAACAGCTCCGTGCGAGCGAACGGCATGCGCCTGGCCATCTCGGTAATGGCGGCGCCCATCTCCGACACCTGGCCGGCAGTCAGGTCGGCGGTCTTGGCGACACCCACCAGCGCGCGCTCGTAGGCCGCGAACTCCTGGACTGCCTCGCGAACACCAATGGCCAGGCCCAGCCCGGCGATCACCGTCTGCAGAGAGCGCAGCGAGGTCAGCGCAGTCGTGCTGCGCCGGCCAAGATCGTCGAGTGCACCGGCCGCCCGCGTACCGCCGTCGCGCAGACCGAGCAGCTCGGTCTTGGCGTTACGGACCTCACCGACGAAGCCCTTGCCGTCCGCGCGCAGCGTGAGGCCGACAACGATATCCGTCATCGCTTACCTCGCTTGGCGGCCAGCGCCTGTTGCCTGGCGCTTTGGGCCTGCTGCCGGCGCAGACGGGCCGTGTCAGCGGCACGCCGTCGAGCAAAGACGCGCAGCACCTCCATCTCGATCACCTGGAGGCGCGACAGAATGTTTGCGCGCTTGCGTTTGCGGATCCCGGTCGTTTTCATGACCTCAATCACGGCCTTCAGATTGAGACCCTTCTCCTCACCGCGCTCGCCGGCGTAGATCCACTGAGTCTGGCAGCGCAGGAACAGCATGACGGCCTTAGTGTTCGGCGGGAGGATCGGGTACGGCAGGCGCCGCTCCCGCGTGCTCGCCGCCTGCTCTCGGGCCTTAGCCGCTCGCCGGCGTTGCAGGGCTTCCAGGCCGGCGGCGTCCTGGCCCGCGTCGCGCAACTGATCGGCTACTCCGTAGCCTTCAAGGCCTTCAGACCCTTCGTTACCTTGGCTCCCGCCGCGCGCCGTTGCGCTCGATTGAGCGCGGGCTGGGCTGGCCCAGCGGCGGGCGGCGTCTCGGAGTTTTTTTCCTCTATCCCCATCACCATCCGGCCCAGCGCCTCCGCAGCAGCGGCGCGGATCCGAGTGTCGGCGAACAGCCGAGCCTTGGCCTTGTCGCTGTAGGCGAGCGCCCCGGCACCTTGGCTGGCGAGGCCGGACCACCCGAATACGATGGCGGCGAGCGGGTCACCTTCGCGCTCGTCGTCGCCGGATTCGCCGAGTTGACCGCCGGCGGCAATGAAAGCCGCGACGTCGTCGAGAAGTTGCCTGTACCCGTCGATGTCCACGTAGCCGAAATCCATCCGGATCTCGTGGGTCCGGAACTTGCCGCCGAAGGTCGGGACCTTCACCCGCACCGGCCAGTTGCGGATGATCGGGGTGGCGTCGAAGACGAACAGCCCGCCTTCCTCGAAACCATCCTCCGCGGGCAGCGGCACGTCGGCCGCGTCGATGTCCTGGTGTTGCTTGGCCATGGCCCCGCTCACTTGATCGCCAGGGTGAACTCGTCGTTGCCGGCGTCGGAAGGCACGGCGACCACGCTCATGGAGAACATCGCGGCACCTTCCTCGTCCTGGTACGGTGCCGCCGTGAGCTGCAGCCTCGGCATCGACAGCTGGACGATCTCGCCGCGGGTCAGGCCGTGGATCAGCTCGAACGGCAGGTAATCGCCGTCACTAAGGCTGGTGAAGAAATCGACCGTCGCGAGGTCGAGCGCCTCAAACACCAGCGTGCCGGAACCTGAGCGACCGTTCTGGCGAGCCTTCTTCTGGCCAACCAGGCTGCGGATGACGGTGTTCTGGCCAACGTCGAAGTTGAACGATCGGTAGGCAACCTCGTAGCCGCCGAAGCTGACGAACGGCGAGTTGTCGTCGGACACCAGCAGCGGATCCTGGAAGGCGCTGAAATCGACCGTGGGCAGTGCCTCGCTGGAGCGAGTGCCGGGCAGGCCCATCATGTCGAACGTCATGTCGAAGTAGTCGTCGGCCGGCGCGTTGAGCGTGACGTTGCCGCGGATCCCGCCGAAGCGGTGCCGGTTCGGGCCGTATTGGAAGAATGCCTCGATGCTCTCGAACCCGGTGGACACCGGCGTGTACAACGTGCCCGGCGCGCGCAGCTGAATGGTGAACCCATCGCCGATATCAAACGGCGTGCCGACCGTCGGCGTGATCGTGGCACCGCCCGGCAGGGCAAACGGCGCGGCATCGGTCATCACAACGCCGGTCTGATTGTACGCCGCCAGGTGGAACACCGCCGGTGCGGCGACCGTGAACTCCGCCGTCGCGGAGGCGCCGCCGGTGGTGCAGGTCAGCGTCACCAGGCGATCAACAATCCCCTCGTACGGATCCGCCGCCGCATAGGTGAACGCACCGGTCGGACCGCCGACTCCGGTCGGTGGGCTGGCGGCGATTGTCGCCGCCGGTGCAATGGTGGTCTGAGCACAGCCCGCAGCCCGCAGCAGCTTGCCGAACGCCGGAGCGGTACCGGCGTCGAGCGCCGTTACGCCGGCGCCTGCCGCCTCGGTGGTGAACTGCATGGTACCGTGCTGTTTGGCGAGCTTGCCTGGGTTGGCGCCGTAGTAGGGACGCACCAAGTTCCGCTCCTTCCGGTCCCCGGTCAGCGGGACGGCGGTCATGTTCTTCATCAGCACCGCGTCGGCCGCGGCCAGAGCGTCGGGCGAGGTGTTGTAGATGCTTTCCAGTTGGGCCAGCAGCACAGCCGTGTTCATCGAGATCTCTTCGGCCATTGCCGTTACTCCTCAGCCGTAGCGGTCAGGATGTCGGAGCCGGTCGACGCGCCGCTCGGCGCGACGACGGCGGTATCGGGGTCCGGATCGGGGGCCTTGCCGCGGCGCGGCCGGGACCGGCCCGACGGCTTGTCGGCTTCGGCCTGGGCCTGGGCCGTCTCGGCGGCCGCCTGATCGGCAGCGGGCCGCTCGGCGCGGCGCTCGGCGCGGGTCGGCGTCTTCGGCGCGTCACCGACGCGGACGCGCTTGCCGGTTACGGGATCGAGGATGTACGAACCTCCGGACATCGGGCTTCTCCTACGGTTGCAGCTTGGTGGCGACGGTGAAATCGAACTGGCGCCAGACCACCTGGTCACGCAGGCCGAGGGTGCGAGACGAAGCGAACTGCATGCCCGCGATCGCGCCGGTGGGCGTCCAACCAGCCAGAGCGCTGAGCAGCGCGGCCTCCAGGATCTCCATCTCGCGCGCGGCGCTGTCGCCTCGGTCATCGCGCAGGTTGCCGACAGCGACCACCACGGCCAGGCCGCGGGTCACACGCTGACGGTGTTTGCCGACCAGCTCGGACGGACCAGCCCGATCGGTTGTCGGCAGTACATAAGCGGCCGGCATCTGGTGGCGCGGCGGGTTATTTTTCAGCGCCGCGAACTCGGCAGCGCCGGCCACCAGGTTCAGGCCGATATCCGCTTTGGCCTCGGTCAGGCGATCGATGGTTTGCGAGATCAGCGTCATGCGGCACCGGCGATCGGCGCGAACAGCCAAGCCTCGAACATATCGAGGACCGACTCCCGATCCTCGGGGCCGATGCCCAGGAACGGCCGCGGCGGCATGGTCACGCTTTGGACGTTGACGAAACTCTCGCCACCACCCTCGGCCGCAAACCCCGGCACGTTGAATGACAGGCCCTCTGATGTCTTTGCCTTGATCACGCCGCCGAACTGGTGGATCGCCGCGTAGATGACGTTGGTACCGACCTCGACTTCGCGCGCGCCGGCCTCATAGGTGATTGAGTCGCGCAGGCGCGCGGTGTCGACCAGGGTCTGCCCACCCTGCTGGACGGCGCGGCGGCTCTTCGGCCAGGTCACGCCGTCGGGGCCGCGACCCTGCTCGAACCGGTCGAGCACGTTGTCGCGCAGGGCCGAACCGATCGGGTCGAGCAGCTCGGACAAATCACCGTCGGCAGCGGTCCATTGCGACAACACGATCTGCGCCTGGACGTCGTCGAGCGAGTAGGAGAACGAGACGCCGGCCATCAGAGATCCCTCAGACCGGAACGGGTGAACTGGCGATCGTCGCCAACGAACTCGACGGTGGCGTCGACCGGTGCGGCGGCACTCACGCCGTCGTCGCCCAGGGTGGCCTTGCCGAGGCTCACGTCGCGCAGCCAGGCCGTCGCGTCGGTGTATGCCCGGCGGACCTGTTCGGTCGGCGCGTCGGCGTGCAGGTAGTAGCGTGCGACGTCGCCGGCGACCCGCACCAGGCGCGCCGGCACCGTGGCCAGCGGCAGCGCCGCCCGCGCCGCGATGTAGCTGTCGATCAGCTCGTCGGCGTCGGCCAACGCCTTGCCGATCACCGCGGCGTCGATCGAGCCAACGTTCGCGCGATCGGAGAGCTGGATCAGTTCCTGCTCTCCGAACCGGTCGACCAGGTCCTGTTGGGCGGCGTAGGTCATGCCGCCTCGCCGCCTTTCTTGGGTTTCGCCTTGCCAGCGGCGGCGGCCTTGTCGGCGGCAGCCTTCTCAGCGGCAGCCTTCTCAGCGGCAACCTTCTCGGCGGCAGCCTTGTCAGCGGCGGCCTTGTCGGCAGCGGCCTTCGCGGCCGGATCGTCGACGATGCGAACGTCGAGCATCGGGTCGGCTTTGAGGGCCGCGAGTTGCGTGTCGGCGAAGCGGTCGATCGGATGGTCGACGGGCTTCGCCGGGTGGGCGACACCGGCGCGACGGAAACCGTCGCGCCGGGCCGTGATGCGGATGAGTTGCCGCACCATGATCAGGCAGCGAGCAGGGTTTCGACGTGCAGGGTCGCGGTACCGGCGGCCACGTTGGTCGCCCCGGCCGCATCGCGCTCGGCCTTCAGGACTTCCAGGCCCCTCTTCTCCAGCACGCCCGGCACGACCAGGACCATCGGCTTCAGGCGCAGCTGGCGGCCGTGATCGCCCTTCATGTCCTGCATGGCGGCGCGGGCGGCCATGTAGTTGTCGGCCGTCAGATCCTGCTTGGACGCGTAAGCCAGCTGCCACAGCCCGAAGCCGGCGGCGGCGCGCATGTCCACGCCCCACAGGTATTCGTCACGCATGAACACGTTCGGATCGTCCATGTTGGTGAGCGACGTCAGCTTGGCGGCGCGGCGCAGCTGGAAGATCATCGGCTTGATGGCGCGCGAGGTGTCGAGCAGGAACCAGGGCGTGCCTGCTCCGCCGGCGAAGTTCGACACGCTGATCTCGGCACCGTCG